TCGCAATTGGTCCAGCAGCTTCTGCAATCGTTCCTGTGCCTCCGCCAGTCCGGGCATTGCCTGCCCTTGTCCGCCGTTGCCCATGATGCCTGCGCCCTGCCCGATCATACCCGCCGCCACATTGATCGGGTTTGTTGCGTTCAGCAACTGCGTCAACGCATTGGCAGCCCCCAGTATCATCCGCTTCAGCAGCGAGTCCCATTCCTGCTCGATATAGGCAAAGGCCACGTCGATTGACGCCTTCAGCACATCGCCCAGAAACTGCGCCCGGTTCGGCATTTCCAGAAACGCCTGCAATAGCTTATTGGCTTCGCTGACGATCTCCTTCAGTCGTGGCAGGACCATTTCCCCAAGCATTCGCCCGAGAGTCTGCACGCCCTCAATGAGGCTGTTGAATTGCCCGGTAAACGTGTCATTACCCTGCTTCAATGCCCCGAAGAACTTTCCGCCTTGGCTGGTGGCTGCCTTCAGTGCTGCGTTCACCATGTCAAACGTGATTTGACCGGCCTCACGCATGGCCATCAGTTCGGCAGCGTTTTTGCCAGTTGTTTTGTTGAGCAGCTCAAACAGGTTAATCCCGTTTTCTGCAAACTGGTTTTGCTCCTGCGCCATCAATCGCCCTTTGGCCTGCACATCGGTGTAAGCCTTGGCGAGCAGCCCCAGCCTTTCCGCGTCACCCATCGCCAAATCGCCCAGCAGTTGCATCGTGCCAATGACGTCGGCCTGCTGTACGCCTTTGGCCAGCAGCATCGTGGCTGCCTCTGAGGCTGACTCAATGGTGAATGATGTCCGCAGCGCAAACTTTTCCAACTGCTTGAACATGGCTGCGCCGTCGGCCACATTGCCCAGCAACACCGAAAACCGCGCTTGCGCAACCTCCGCATCTGCTGCCAGCTTAACGACCGAAATGGCCATTTGCTTTGTCTGCTGAACAGCCCCGGTAAACAGGTTGCTCAACTGCATTCCCGTGAAAGTCTGCATGACCCCACTGGCAAACGATTTCGCGCTTGCCAGTGCGGACTGCAAACCCTGCTGCAGTGGTCGCGTGTTTGCCCCGATGTTTACGGCCAACGTGCCCAGACTAGCCACGGCGTTTCGCTCCGATCATTTGCAGTGCCATTGCAGCAACGTCATGGCTCGCGGGCTTTTCGTCCCGTGCCTGCCGCCACCACATCAGCGTTTCTGGTTTCACGTCTTTGGCTCCCAACGCCCCGGCCACCATCGCCCCGAAAATGCCAAGCACTTCCTGTGTCCCTCGGTGTCCGATCGGCTCCACCGCATCCTTTGCCTGCCATTCCTGCCACTGCTGCGGCGTCATCTGATCCAGCATCGCGTCCACATCCAGGCAGCCCATCACTTCGGCCAGGCGATAGGCTGTCAGCCGTGCTGGATCAGTCCTCAGTTTTTTGCTGTGGCCTCAATATCGGCTGCCGTAAATCCGCTCAACCGCTGCGCCACGTTCACGATTCGCTCAACCACGTCGGCCCGTTGCCCGCTGATGGCCTGCACATCCTGCAGTGAGAACAACGGCACCCCGTTGTCGTCCTTGCAACACGCCACCACCAGCCGTTCCCGGATCTCCGCAACCCGTGCTGCCACGGGTCCGGATTTGCCCTGCATGGCCTGCTCGAATCGTGTCCGCTCGCCTGCTGTCATGCCCCACACCGGCACCACAACCCCCTCGCCAAACTCCGGCAATGCCACATCCTCGCGCGGCATGTGCAGGGGTGTCCGAAAGGCTGCCGGGTCAATTATCGTCCTGTTCATTTTCCTCATCCTCCGTTTGGGTGTCTTCGGGCGAGTACAGTTTGTGATTCGCCCTGACGGCTGCCTCAATTTGTGCCTGCGTCATGCTGCACGCCTTGCGGCATTCGTCATCCAGTGGCACGGCCTCACCATTGCGGACCAGTGCCACACAATTCGTTTCAGGGTGCAACGCCTGATCAATCTCGGTACCTGCAGGGACAAACCGCCGACTGTCGGACTCGACAATCAGCGGGCTTCGCCAGCAGTCAACCACGCCCAGTTCTCGCGTTGTTCTGCACTTCACTTCGCACCTCATCAGGTAGGCAGTACTGGGCAACCATCACACTTCAGTGTGATACTCGCACGCAATCCGTCAGACGCTTCGCCCGTGATGTCAACGCCGATCCCCGACGACACAAACGTCAGTTCGGTGCTACTTGTGTTTGCGAATTTCACCTTCCAGTTCACATCGTTCGGCAAACCGTTCGTTGTCATGTGTGCCGCAACGGCCAGATCGGTGATTGCCTGATGTCCCCCCAACGCCGGATCATACAGCAAATCGAAAGTGACTGAGCCGCCCTCGACAAATCCCGTGGGGTCATATTCCACGCCCGCAGTTCCGTCGAGTGTCCGGCTGTCGTATGTCTCTGTTTCAATGCCGCTGATATTGAACCCCGTGACCTGCGCGATTGCGGTGTAGGTGGTTCCTGTGGCCTGTTCAATGATCGTCCCTTTGACCTTCAATTTTGCCATGTCGGCAGCTCCTTATGGATTGAAAATAATGTCATAGTCCAACGTTATCGCAAACACCCCATTGTCACTGCCGTCTGTTGCTGGCTCGTAATCGTGGGCCTCAGAATTGAATATTGACGCCCCAACCGTGTAGCTGCCTGCCGCCCCGCTGTAATCCGTCAACCGGGCTTTGACTGCGTTTGCCAGTCCTTCAGTCTCCGGGAATGTCCGGCCCTTGCAATCAATGTCAATCACGATGCTACGGAGTGCGCTGGTCGTGTTGTCCAAGCTCAGGAATTCTTCGCTGTTGAGTTGCGTGAGAACGAGATAGGGCAACGCCGCTTTCTGTGGTGCCTTATTGATATAACACCGGCTGCCGATCAGTGTGCTGATGGCTGCTGTGTTTATCATCAGATTGAGTATGCCTGTGATCATTTGTTGCCCGCTGCAGACGCCTTCATTCCCTCGGCAATGTGCTGCCGGAGAACCTCTCGAATTGTTCCGCCCTTGCCCGCCAGAATCACCATGATCGGGCGAGATTGTGCAGGCATTCTGCCCCTGTGTGCTCGCGGCTTGCCCACCTGCTCATTGACTGTGCTCCCATTGACTCGCCTGCGTATTGTTTTCGTGCCAGTGTATCGTACCTTCGTGCCTGCGAACCACCAGTGCACGTTGCGCTTGTCGATGCCCACGCCCGGGCGTTTTTTCTGTTTGCGATTCTTTAAACTGGTGGCTGCCTTCTCTCGAAGTTGTGTCGCCTTCGCCTGTTGTTTTTCTGTCAGCTTTCGCTTTCGCAACAGGTCAGGACCGACACCCGCCCCGACTTTAACCGCACGTTGTCCGGAGTTGTATTTGCGTTTCACATGTCGCCACGCCACAGCCTTCCGAACGCTCTTGTACTTCCCCGGGATCTCTGCTTTTACAGCATCCCGCCCAACCTTGCCGACTGCCCCGAGTGCCTTCGTGGCAACCTTCCCTTCTGTGTCCTCCAGTAGTTTCCTAACGGCCCTTTGCACTCCCGCCAACTCAACACGCGCAATAACGACATCACCGAATCCGCTCAGTCCAGCTTGTCGCAGTGCACCTAACATCAGGTCGTCCGCCTCCGCGTCTGAATCTCCACAGTCTCGTTTGCCAGATCCACGTTAATGACGCTCAGGATCTCGTACACCTTGCCGTCCGACATGACTCGCATGTCCGGCGTTGCGTTCTCCAGCGTCCTCGACCACGGGCAGGTAAAGACAAAATCCACATCCGATTGCACCTGACTCACCCGCCAGAACTCACGCCCGCCACGGCTGCGGACCGATGCCCAGGCTGTTGTATACGTCGTCCAGTTTGCCTCGGTGTTGCCGTTCACGTGCCCGGCTGCGTCAGCAGATCCGGCCAGCCGCTGCACTGTGATTCGCGTTGTGTATTGCGAGTGTGAGGATTTCGCTTTGCACTTCATGCGAACACCTTGTGGTATCCCGTCCACTGCAACGACGCCACCAGCCGCCGATACGTGTCTGTGTTGTGCTCGCATCCGTCCCAGATTGCCCGGCAATATTCAACCATTGCCAGTTTTGCCGCCCTCGGCACACTGGCTGCTGTTGCCCCGTATCCCGCCACCATTGTGACCTCGACCTTATTCGGCCTGTAAAGGCTGGTGTTGGGCCACTGCTTTGCTTCCTTCAGCCTGATTTCTGGTGGTGTGCTTGTCAGGTTCGCGTAGTAATCCGCCGCCGCAAACGTCTGCAACACGTCGTCCCGGTCATAGTATTTCACGTGCGTGATGCTCTGAATGGGCGCAAGACGGATATCCAAAGGCCCCAGCAGGCTGACGAAATCCTCTTGATACATGACCACGGTTTGCGTAATCAATTTTCGGTATGTGTCGGCCTCGACCTGCTGCCGTGCTGAAATCAGCATGTCAGACAGCTCGCTGTCAAAGTCGCAGCCCGAAACCCGCAACCGTGTCTTCATTTCTTCCAGCGTGATCGGTTCGACTGCCGGTCCGCTGGTGGTAATGAATGTTGGGGTGCTGGGCATTTTGTCGGCTCCTGTGCTGCAACTGCGAAACCTTGTCTGATCAACTCCAGTTCAACGCCATGCCCCGGAGAACACACCACACCCACCGGGAACGCTCGCCACGGTCTCACGATCTTGATCATTTTAAACCGTTCTCCTTCCGCCACTCGTGCAGGTATACGTGCTTCGGCTGCAGGTTCGCGTCAAACATGGCGCACATCTCTTCAAGGTGTCCAATGCTGCAGGATGGAGCAACGTGAATGCTGTTGCCAGCCTGCCTCCATACGTGCCAAAAATAGATGTCATCGTCCAGCCTGTCGTCATCCCAGTCACCGCCTGCGCCAGGCTCTGATTTGAACCACGGCTTCGGCAATGTCTTCAGCTTGTCGACTCGAAACAACGTCAGCCCGAAATGGGCTGTTGTCACCCTGATCGGCTTGCCGTCAATCTGCACCGTATCCCCGGTCTGATGTTGCCCTGTTGTCAGCAGCGGAAACGGCGAACCCCTTCGGCACTGCAGCGCGGCCAGTGCGTCAATCTCCGGATGTTGTGCGAACACATCCATCAGGTGCCGCACATGCTCCGAAGTAAACAGGCTGTCGCTGTCGATGCTCAGAATCCAGTCCAGTCCTTTGTCCAGTGCATCCTGAAACATTCGCTGCATGCACTGACCCCAGAAGACACCCTGCGAACAGTGCAGGTTGATTCCCAGAGTCTTCAACGCCCCGTCAATCACATTCCGTGCCGCCACTGCCTCATATCGCGGATGCGTGCAGTAGGCTCCGACCTTAACCGTTGCCGTTCGTCGTGGTGCCGCTGGTGCCTCTGCCTGTGGCTTTGTTGCCAGTCGATTCAGGCTCACTGGATGGCAACT